GAAACGCTGGAAGCAGCGGGCCATGTGCTATTGCTAACATCATTACCGGAAGATGAATATTCAGCAGAGCAAGTGGCTGATTGTTACCGTCTGCGATGGCAAATTGAACTGGCTTTTAAGCGGCTCAAAAGTTTGCTGCACCTGGATGCTTTGCGTGCAAAGGAACCTGAACTCGCGAAAGCGTGGATATTTGCTAATCTACTCGCCGCATTTTTAATTGACGACATAATCCAGCCATCGCTGGATTTCCCCCCCAGAAGTGCCGGATCCGAAAAGAAGAACTAACTCGTTGTGGAGAATAACAAAAATGGTCATCTGGAGCTTACAGGTGGCCATTCGTGGGACAGTATCCCTGACAGCCTACAAAACGCAATTGAAGAACGCGAGGCATCGTCTTAACGAGGCACCGAGGCGTCGCATTCTTCAGATGGTTCAACCCTTAAGTTAGCGCTTATGGGCTGACGGGGACTATGTCGTCTGGGCTAAAGAAGTGCCCGGCATTACCCGCGCATGGACATACCGTCACTGGATGGGAACGGGAACTGTCGGTGTGATGATTGCCAGCAGTGACCTGATTAATCCCATTCCGGAAGAATCAACGGAAACGGCAGCAAGACAACATATCGGGCCACTGGCCCCGGTGGCAGGCTCTGATTTGTATGTATTCAGGCCGGTGGCACATACGGTGGATTTTCATATCCGCGTGACGCCGGACACACCAGAAATACGGGCTGCCATTACCGCGGAGTTGCGTTCGTTCCTGCTGCGTGATGGTTATCCGCAGGGAGAACTGAAGGTATCGCGTATCAGTGAGGCGATTTCCGGTGCGAACGGGGAATACAGCCATCAGTTGCTTGCACCGGTGGACAATATCTCCATTGCGAAAAACGAACTGGCGGTACTGGGGACGATTTCATGGACGTGACAAACGATGATTACATCCGCCTGTTATCGGCACTGTTGCCGCCCGGTCCGGCGTGGTCAGCCAGCGATCCGGCGATTGCCGGTGCGGCACCGTCATTAACCCGTGTTCATCAGCGTGCGGATGCCCTGATGCGGGAGCTGGATCCGCGCACCACCACTGAACTGATAAACCGCTGGGAGCGTCTGTGCGGTCTGCCGGATGAATGTATTCCCGCAGGGACACAGACCCTTCGTCAGCGTCAGCAACGGCTGGATGCGAAGGTTAACCTGGCGGGCAGCATCAACGAGAATTTTTATCTTGCACAGCTTGCTGCCCTGGGCAGACCAGATGCCAACATCACGCGATACGACAAAAGCACGTTCACCTGCTCATCGGTCTGTACTGACGCGGTGAATGCGCCGGAATGGCGGTATTACTGGCAGGTCAACATGCCAGCCGCCACAAACACCACCTGGATGACATGTGGCGATCCCTGTGATTCCGCGCTGCGTATCTGGGGCGACACCGTTGTCGAATGTGTGCTTAACAAACTCTGCCCGTCGCATACCTACGTAATTTTTAAATATCCGGAGTAATCCATGCATCGTATAGACACGAAAACCGCGCAGAAGGATAAGTTCGGCGCGGGTAAGAACGGTTTTACCCGTGGTAACCCCCAGACCGGCACACCTGCCACCGATCTGGATGATGACTACTTTGACATGTTGCAGGAGGAACTTTGCAGTGTTGTGGAGGCATCCGGTGCCAGCCTGGAGAAGGGGCGGCATGACCAGCTGCTTACAGCGCTTCGTGCGCTGCTGTTAAGCCGCAAGAATCCGTTTGGCGATATCAAATCGGATGGTACTGTGCAAACGGCTCTCGAAAACCTTGGTTTAGTAAATAACGGCGCAGTCGGTCGTCTGATTGGCATGCAGATAATCAAGACGTCTGGCACTTACACCAAAACTCCCGGAGCAATGTTCGCGGATGTCATCGCTATTGGGGGCGGTGGGGGCGGCGGATGGGCAACTTCCACAGCAAACTATAACGCCGCGGGTGGTGGTGGCGGTGGCGGTGGAATGGCACGTGGTCTCTTTAACCTGTCTGCAATATCAACCGTGCTTGTCACGATTGGTGCGGGTGGTAATGGCGGTATTGCCTCGACGATGACCAATGGCACGCAGGGTGGTACGACGACTTTTGGCTCTTATCTCTCAGCAAGTGGAGGCCAGCCAGGCAGCGGCTGCACTGCGTCAGGCTCCTCTGCGTCATGTGGCATGGGCGGTCAGGGTGGCACTTCGACCGTGGGTGCCATTTTGTGCAACGGGTACGCCGGGCTACCCGGTGTGATGGCAACCCCAACAGCAGTCGGAGGGAGTGTAGGTCACGGTCTTGGCGGCGGTAGCTTTATTTCTGGCCCTGGTGGGTATGGTGCGGGTGGTAATAGCGCGGCAACCGGTGGTGGGATGCAGAATGTCAACGGCAACCCGGGCAATGCTGGCGTGATTATTATTCTGGAGTACGCGTAATGAATAGCAGATATGCAGTGATTGAAAATGGCACCGTGACCAACATTATCGTGTGGGATGGTGAAACAGTATTCTCCGCAGGAGATAATCAACTGTTTATGCCCATTCAGGATAATGCAGGTATTGGCTGGTCATGGTCAGATGATGGCGGTGTATTTATTCCTCCGCCTGCCCCAAAAAAAACACCAGAACAACTGGTTGCAGAAGCCAAAGCGGAAAAACAGACCAGACTTGATTTTGCGACCACAAAAATTGTCGTCTGGCAGACAAAGTTGCTGATGGGTCGCAAGCTCACGGACGAAGAAAGCACACAGCTAAATGCCTGGATGGACTACATCGACGCGGTGACGACAATCGACCCCTCCACCGCGCCGGATGTCATCTGGCCTGAACTGCCGGAGGAGTAGGCCATTCAATATCTGGCGCACTGGAGGTATCAACCAGCTCCAGTGCATCCAGATAATCCAGCCACAGATTAAACTGCACTTTTCATCATCAGACAATCGTCCAGGCGCGAGCCTGGATGCTGGCATCTCTGCCCAATTTAAATTTGAGAGGTAATTATGTTAACAGTTAATCCACCAGTATGTGCCGGGTGCCTGCGGGTAAGTGGCGGCGGCAACCTCGTGAACCATCCCCCAATCCAGAGCTGTGGAGGCATTGGCTATGGTGGCGGCGGAGATAACCTCCTTCCACTCATTGCGGCTCTTACTGAGCTCAATCTGACTCTCCAAAATATCGACAAAACGCTCCAGGTCATTATTGAGACACGCGCTCCACTCACTGACGCGTGAGTGATCCACGCTTGGGCCCATCAAGCCCCAGTGAAAAGGATGCAGTAAGAACCGACTCCCAGGATTCGCCTTACGTTCAGACCCTGCAAGAAAAATGATATTAGCGACTGATTCAACATTGCTAAGGTTATGGGTCTTTACTGGGATTGGTAGGGCCTTTAGAAAGTGATAAGCAGTAAAACCTGCAACGAGGTCACCGCCCGGACTGGAAATGTAAATGTTTAACTCAGTCGCCCCCTGATTGATAGCTCCAAGGCAATTGCTAATTAAAGCGTTAACGGTGGACTGATTTACGGGCACCGTGAAATTCATAGTATGCAGCATCACTATCTCCTTGTTTAGTTAGTGGACACATTACCCTGGGAGCAATAAAAAACATAACGCATACTGCATGCTTAGTTGGTGACCGGCGATCTAAGTTTAGCAAGGATGCATATCTGAAGGCGATACGCTGGTGGTCTGAAAGCGTGACCGCCTCGGTCGCAGCATGCGACATCTTGTTGGGTTAGTGGAGGAACTGCGGGAGAAAGGTGTTAACTTCCGGAGCCTGACGGATAGCATCGATACGAGTACGCCTATGGGGCGCTTCTTCTTTCATGTGATGGGTGCCCTGGCTGAAATGGAGCGAGAGTTTATTGTCGAACGTACTAGGGCGGCTTTGCCGCAGCACGACAAGAAGGGAGGAACGGTGGGCGAAAGCCAAAGCTGACAGTAGAACAATGGGGGCAGGCTGGCAGGTTGATTGAATCGGGAATATATCAGCAGCAAGTCGCACTGATTTATGATCTGGATATTTCAACGGTGTATAAAAAATTCCCTGTAGCAAGTAAACCATAGCCTTACGCCACATTGATGATCGCGGATTATGCACTATTTTTAGGTCTTGTAACCCGAGGTGGGAGTTGTTTGGTTATATGTTCAAGTGATTTTTTGCCCAAGATAGTTCTTTGGACAAAACTTTCTATAGCTTCTAGCATTTGTTCGAACTCACTTTTATTCGGGCTCCAACTGCGATGTGCGGCGGCGTTTCCTGCATCAATTACTGAAGATATAACGCATGCCTCAGTGTCGCCTATGACTCCATCTTGTTTTAATTTTTCAACTTTTTCACCAAGCGGCAAACCGGGGTGAATTTGTAACAGTTCAGCAGTTCGATCAAAAATCGTCCGTAAACCGATGGACGAAAGAATGAAATGGTCAGAAGTATATGAAGAATACATTTCATTAAATATTTGAAAGAGCTGACGATCAACTGATTCAAGCTTGGATAACCATATCGGAGCTTGAAATGTTTCAGCGGCAGGATAGGTAGTGATCATATCTATAGGCGTTTCTACAAATTCACCATCACGATATTCGTGGGTAGTATGCTCACTGAAGTGTTCGTTGTGGTGATAGAAGACAGTATCACAGCCATTGCATTGGAGTAGGTGATGGTAATGGTACCCATAAACTGGATATTGGGAATCCTCCCAGCTAGTGGTTAGCTTCCCATGCACAGTGCAGTTACGTAACCCACCGCATGTAGGGCAAAGAGCCTTGAGTATTTCCTTTTTCATAAAGTCTCTGATTCTATATGTAGGTTAAGACCACTATTAGCTATACGGACCTAATAATCAATCGTGTGCAGATACAAAAAAGCCCGTATAGCGGGATTTCATGTCACTAAGGGCCGCGGCTACTTTGCGTATCTTTTTTGTCTTCTCACCGTCTGGCCGGTATTTTGCTGAGACTGCTTATTTCCAGTTTTTACTAGTGCTGTACTGGTACTGCCCAATCATGATTGGTGGGGGACGGAGTTGAGACTGCAGCCACGTCGTATGCAAGAACGCGCTGCGGTTGGCTGGTGAACTTTCGATAGTGCGAGTATTGAATGATTTCCAGCCGTTACAGATTTTACGTGTTTATTAGTGAACAAACCACTCGTCAGCAGATTCCCAGGTATCTTTCAGAGTCTCCTGAACAAAAGTTTTTGCAGAATCCTTATCTGCGGTGCGTGTAACAGAAAGGCCATCATTGCTGGTGGCTTTTACTAACACCTCAACATCGTCATAACGCTTACTGATGCGTCGGGTTAATTCTTCCTTTAACGCATCCACAGCACCGGTTGGCATTTTAGTCATTTTTTCTTTGGCTATGCAGATTTCAATACGCATAAAAGTCCCTCCATACTGTGTTTGTATACAGCATTATTTTTAACTGTATGGATAAACAGTGTCAAGAGGTCTTATTTCTGCTCCTTTGGAGCTCTTCAAAACGATTATGTAAAGATTTCGGATACAGTTCGGTATATACCTGCCATAGCACGTTTAATGAACGATGCCCTGTAACTTGGGCGACTTCCTCAATACTAAAACCAGCCTCAAATAAGCGACTTGCCCCTTCTCTACGCAAATCATGGTATCGCAGATCCTTAATACCTAATTTGCTTCTTACTCTCTGAAATCCCGCAGTAACAGAAGTGCTGTTATATGGAAAAATGAATTCCGATTTTTGGGGCTGTCGTTGGACGATATCCCAGGCTTCCCCAAGCAAGGCTACTTTCATGTGGTTACCTTCCTTTTTGCGTGGATCTTTCCTGTCTCTTACGAGTATAGATTTTTGTTCCTGGTCGAGATCTTCCCATCGTAACCGGCATACTTCTCCGATTCGCATACAGGACCATACAGAAAATTTGAGGATATCAACGAACGGAATTTTTGAGCATTTATGAGTAGATCGTTGTTGAAGGCCTGCAATGAGCATGTCCAGTTCATCAGATGCTGGTCTACGATTACGACGGTTTGATTTACCAATCAAACCAAGTTTAAGTAGATATGGGCGAGCGCTTTTCGCCGGGTTTGATGTGTAATTAATTCCGTATACAGGTTTGGCCGCATCCAGAACACTGCCAAGATAACTAACATCGTGGCTGACTGTTGCAGGACCTGCACCAGCGTTGTTTCTTAGCCTGCAATGTTCAATTACGTCATTTTCTGTCAGTTCAGATAGTTTGATCGCGGAGATGTCACTATCCATAAGCAGTTCCAGCACATATCTTTTAGTACGGCCTGCTTTACCTCCGGCATTTGGGTCATTTAAATATTTGTGTAGTAAGTCACGGACTGTAAGTCCGTCAACTGCATTTGATGATGGAATGCCATATAGATCTAATTCCATCACTTTCTGTGTGCCCCATGTTTTGGCATGAGCATGTTTAGGGAATGTTTTGCTTTCCCTGTAAGTGATAACACCTTTTTCTTTGATAATCACATTACAGCGATAGCGTGGTGTGCCATCGGATTTTAGTCGTTTCTCTATGTTATAGTACGCCATTACACGACCTCGTTATTTCGGGTTCCCATAAAACGTGGGAACCTGTGCGGGAACCTAACGCGAGAAAAATAGCCTGAAATGTTCAAAAATGCACGATAATCATGAAACACAAAAAATTAATCAAACCAGCGTGATGCCTGAAAAAACTGGTGTTTACTGGAATTCTCGGTTTAGCATTGCTCCTATGCTCGACTGGACGGACAGACATTGCCGCTATTTCTTGCGTCTGCTTTCCCGCAATACGTTGCTGTATACCGAAATGGTGACCACAGGGGCGATTATTCACGGTAAAGGTGATTACCTGGCGTACAGTGAAGAAGAACATCCGGTAGCGTTGCAACTCGGCGGTAGCGATCCGGCGGCGCTGGCACAGTGTGCGAAGCTGGCAGAAGCGCGTGGATATGATGAGATCAACCTGAATGTCGGCTGCCCGTCTGACCGGGTGCAGAACGGCATGTTTGGTGCGTGTCTGATGGGTAATGCGCAGCTGGTTGCCGACTGCGTGAAAGCGATGCGCGATGTGGTGTCGATTCCGGTGACGGTGAAAACGCGTATTGGCATCGACGACCAGGACAGCTATGAATTTCTCTGCGATTTCATCAACACCGTTTCCGGCAAAGGCGAGTGTGAGATGTTCATCATCCATGCACGTAAAGCCTGGCTTTCGGGGTTAAGTCCGAAAGAAAACCGTGAGATCCCGCCGCTCGATTATCCGCGTGTGTATCAACTGAAGCGTGACTTTCCGCATCTGACAATGTCGATTAACGGTGGTATCAAGTCGCTGGAAGAGGCCAAAGCACACCTGCAACATATGGATGGCGTGATGGTCGGGCGCGAGGCGTATCAGAATCCGGGTATTCTGGCGGCGGTAGACCGGGAGATCTTTGGTTCCTCGGATATCGATGCCGATCCGGTGGCGGTAGTGCGCGCCATGTATCCGTACATTGAGCGTGAACTCAGCCAGGGGACGTATCTCGGTCATATTACCCGGCATATGTTGGGCTTGTTCCAGGGTATTCCTGGCGCGCGGCAGTGGCGGCGTTATTTAAGTGAAAATGCCCATAAAGCGGGTGCAGACATTAATGTGCTGGAACACGCGCTCAAACTGGTGGCGGATAAGCGTTAACTTTTCACCAAAAAATAGTCAAATTCACCACGCCCTGCGCACCGTCGCGGGGCGTTTTGCTGTTAAATCAATAGATTATTTTTGGCATGATTCTTGTAATGCCAGCAAGAGATTTCATATTTGGGAGTGCATCATGCTGGAACTACTTTTTGTGATTGGCTTTTTTGTCATGCTGATGGTCACCGGCGTTTCGTTGCTGGGCATTATCGCCGCGCTGGTTGTGGCGACGGCCATTATGTTCCTCGGCGGTATGCTGGCATTGATGATTAAGTTGCTGCCGTGGTTACTACTGGCGATTGCGGTGGTGTGGGTTATTAAGGCGATTAAAGCACCAAAAGTGCCGAAATATCAGCGTTATGACCGCTGGCGTTACTAAGGGATTGTGCGGATGATCACAACCTAAGGTTTTATCCTTAGAACAAAATAGGAATTGATAATCAAATCTGTCACTATTGCGCCTCTAACAGATTCATCGTGCTGTACCCTACATACAGCCGAACTATAAAAAGAAAGGGCTTCCCAGGTGGAAGCCCTATTTCTTTTATGGAATCAACAGGCTGGAACCTTGCGTTGCCCGGCTTTCCAGAATTTCATGCGCACGCTGCGCATCCTTCAGCGGATATTTCTGCTGCTCGGCGACATCGACCTTAATCACACCGCTGGCAATCAAAGAGAACAGTTCATTACTGGCCTCGGTTAATTCCTCCCGCGTGGTGATATAGCCTTGCAGGGAAGGGCGTGTCACATACAACGAGCCTTTCTGATTGAGAATGCCTAAGTTCACACCGGTAACCGCACCTGATGAGTTGCCAAAACTCACCATTAAGCCGCGGCGTTGCAGGCAATCCAGCGACCGTTCCCAGGTGTCTCTGCCCACGGAATCGTACACCACGCGCACTTTCTTACCGCCGGTGATCTCTTTTAACCGCTCGACCAGATTCTCTTCACGATAGTTAATAACCTGCCACGCGCCCGCTTTTAGCGCGCTCTGCGCTTTTTGCGCGGTTCCTACGGTGCCGATAAGTTTCGCGCCCAGGGCTTTTGCCCACTGGCAGGCAATCAAGCCAACGCCGCCAGCTGCTGCGTGGAACAGGAACTGCTCATCGGGTTTAATTTCATAGGTTTTGCGCAGCAGATAATAAACCGTTAAGCCTTTCAGGAAGGATGCCGCAGCTTGCTCAAAAGAAATTGCCGCAGGCAGAATCGCCGCTTTATCCGCAATAATGTTATGCACAGAGCTGTAAGCGCCTAACGCCGACTGCGCATAGACTACACGATCGCCTGCCTTAATATGCTTTACACCACTGCCGACTTTACTCACGATGCCTGCTGCTTCGGTGCCTAATCCGCTGGGTAGCGATGGCGGCGGGTAAAGGCCGCTGCGGATATATGTGTCGATAAAATTGATGCCGATGGCTTTATTTTCGACCTGGATTTCATTCTCCGCCGGATCGGCAGGAGTGAACTCTACGGCTTGAAGTACTTCCGGGCCACCGTGCTTGTGAAATTCAATTCGTGTTGCCATGTGTCCTCCAGAACGTATCGTCAGGGTCTGCTTCATATGGTAAAGTTTCGACCCATTCTTTATCTCGGTAACTCCATTCACTATGGCAGGAAATAAACCCTTCAACAAACAGCAGGCTGAACCCCGCGAACGCGATCCACAAGTTGCCGGGCTGAAAGTGCCTCCGCACTCGATCGAAGCGGAGCAGTCGGTGTTGGGCGGTTTAATGCTAGATAACGAACGCTGGGATGATGTAGCCGAGCGTGTGGTAGCAGACGATTTTTACACCCGCCCACACCGTCATATCTTTACTGAAATGGCGCGTTTGCAGGAAAGCGGTAGCCCTATCGATCTAATTACTCTTGCGGAATCGCTGGAACGCCAGGGGCAACTCGATAGCGTCGGTGGTTTTGCTTATCTGGCAGAGCTGTCAAAAAATACGCCAAGTGCGGCGAACATCAGTGCTTATGCTGACATCGTGCGTGAACGTGCCGTTGTCCGTGAGATGATCTCGGTTGCGAATGAGATTGCTGAAGCCGGTTTTGATCCGCAGGGGCGTACCAGCGAAGATCTGCTGGACCTTGCTGAATCCCGCGTCTTTAAAATTGCCGAAAGTCGTGCAAACAAAGACGAAGGGCCGAAGAACATCGCCGATGTGCTCGACGCAACCGTGGCGCGTATTGAGCAGTTGTTTCAGCAGCCACACGATGGCGTTACCGGAGTAAACACCGGTTATGACGATCTCAACAAAAAAACCGCTGGCTTGCAGCCGTCGGATTTGATCATCGTCGCCGCGCGTCCGTCGATGGGTAAAACAACATTTGCGATGAACCTCGTCGAAAACGCGGCGATGTTGCAGGATAAACCAGTACTTATCTTCTCGCTGGAGATGCCTTCAGAACAGATTATGATGCGTTCTCTGGCGTCGCTGTCGCGCGTTGACCAGACTAAAATCCGTACCGGGCAGCTCGATGATGAAGACTGGGCGCGCATTTCCGGCACCATGGGTATTTTGCTCGAAAAACGCAATATCTATATCGATGACTCCTCCGGCCTGACGCCAACGGAAGTGCGTTCCCGCGCACGCCGTATTGCCCGTGAACACGGCGGCATCGGGCTTATCATGATCGACTACCTGCAACTGATGCGCGTACCGGCGCTTTCCGATAACCGTACGCTGGAAATTGCAGAAATCTCTCGCTCGCTGAAAGCACTGGCGAAAGAACTGAACGTGCCGGTGGTGGCGCTGTCCCAGTTGAACCGTTCTCTGGAACAACGTGCCGACAAACGCCCGGTCAACTCCGACCTGCGTGAATCTGGCTCTATCGAGCAGGATGCGGACTTGATCATGTTTATCTATCGTGATGAGGTGTATCACGAAAACAGTGATTTAAAAGGCATCGCGGAAATTATTATCGGTAAACAACGTAACGGCCCAATCGGGACGGTACGCCTGACCTTTAACGGTCAATGGTCGCGCTTCGACAACTATGCGGGGCCGCAGTACGACGACGAATAATAATTATTTTATGAATTAGGTAATTAAAACAAACACTTATCAAGGAACACAAATGCAAGCGGCAACTGTTGTGATTAACCGCCGCGCTCTGCGACACAACCTGCAACGTCTTCGTGAACTGGCCCCTGCCAGTAAAATGGTTGCGGTGGTGAAAGCGAACGCTTATGGTCACGGTCTTCTTGAGACCGCGCGAACGCTCCCCGATGCTGACGCCTTTGGCGTAGCCCGTCTCGAAGAAGCTCTGCGACTGCGTGCGGGGGGAATCACCAAACCTGTACTGTTACTCGAAGGCTTTTTTGATGCCAGAGATCTGCCGACGATTTCTGCGCAACATTTTCATACCGCCGTGCATAACGAAGAACAGCTGGCTGCGCTGGAAGAGGCTAGCCTGGACGAGCCGGTTACCGTCTGGATGAAACTCGATACCGGTATGCACCGTCTGGGCGTAAGGCCGGAACAGGCTGAGGCGTTTTATCATCGCCTGACCCAGTGCAAAAACGTTCGTCAGCCGGTGAATATCGTCAGCCATTTTGCGCGCGCGGATGAACCAAAATGTGGCGCAACCGAGAAACAACTCGCTATCTTTAATACCTTTTGCGAAGGCAAACCTGGTCAACGTTCCATTGCCGCATCGGGTGGCATTCTGCTGTGGCCACAGTCGCATTTTGACTGGGTGCGCCCGGGCATCATTCTTTATGGCGTCTCGCCGCTGGAAGATCGCTCCACCGGTGCCGATTTTGGCTGTCAGCCAGTGATGTCACTAACCTCCAGCCTGATTGCCGTGCGTGAGCATAAAGCCGGAGAACCTGTTGGTTATGGTGGAACCTGGGTAAGCGAACGTGATACCCGTCTTGGCGTAGTCGCGATGGGCTATGGCGATGGTTATCCGCGCGCCGCGCCGTCCGGTACGCCAGTGCTGGTGAACGGTCGCGAAGTACCGATTGTCGGGCGCGTGGCGATGGATATGATCTGCGTAGACTTAGGTCCACAGGCGCAGGACAAAGCCGGGGATCCGGTCATTTTATGGGGCGAAGGTTTGCCCGTAGAACGTATCGCTGAAATGACGAAAGTAAGCGCTTACGAACTTATTACGCGCCTGACTTCAAGGGTCGCGATGAAATACGTGGATTAATCGTTCTGTAATATTTGATTGTCTGTGCCGGATGCGGCGTGAATGCCTTATCCGGCCAATAAAATCCTAAAAATTCAATAAGTTGATGTTCTTTCATGCTCTTATAAAGGTCGTGCCTCTGGCGGATGTACGTTTGTCATGAGTCTCACTCTGTTGCTAATTGCCGTTCGCTCCTGAACATCCACTCGATCTTCGCCTTCTTCCGGTTTATTGTGTTTTAACCACCTGCCCGTAAACCTGGAGAACCATCGCGTGTTTCAAAAAGTTGACGCCTACGCTGGCGACCCGATTCTTACGCTTATGGAGCGTTTTAAAGAAGACCCTCGCAGCGACAAAGTGAATTTAAGTATCGGTCTGTACTACAACGAAGACGGAATTATTCCACAACTGCAAGCCGTGGCGGAGGCGGAAGCGCGCCTGAATGCGCAGCCTCATGGCGCTTCGCTTTATTTACCGATGGAAGGGCTTAACAGCTATCGCCATGCCATTGCGCCGCTGCTGTTTGGTGCGGACCATCCGGTACTGAAACAACAGCGCGTAGCAACCATTCAAACCCTTGGCGGCTCCGGGGCATTGAAAGTGGGCGCGGATTTCCTGAAACGCTACTTCCCGGAATCAGGCGTCTGGGTCAGCGATCCTACCTGGGAAAACCACGTAGCAATATTCGCCGGGGCTGGATTCGAAGTGAGTACTTACCCCTGGTATGACGAAGCGACTAACGGCGTGCGCTTTAATGACCTGTTGGCGACGCTGAAAACATTACCTGCCCGCAGTATTGTGTTGCTGCATCCATGTTGCCACAACCCAACGGGTGCCGATCTCACTAATGATCAGTGGGATGCGGTGATTGAAATTCTCAAAGCCCGCGAGCTTATTCCATTCCTCGATATTGCCTATCAAGGATTTGGTGCCGGTATGGAAGAGGATGCCTACGCTATTCGCGCCATTGCCAGCGCTGGATTACCCGCTCTGGTGAGCAATTCGTTCTCGAAAATTTTCTCCCTTTACGGCGAGCGCGTCGGCGGACTTTCTGTTATGTGTGAAGATGCCGAAGCCGCTGGCCGCGTACTGGGGCAATTGAAAGCAACAGTTCGCCGCAACTACTCCAGCCCGCCGAATTTTGGTGCGCAGGTGGTGGCTGCAGTGCTGAATGACGAGGCATTGAAAGCCAGCTGGCTGGCGGAAGTAGAAGAGATGCGTACTCGCATTCTGGCAATGCGTCAGGAATTGGTGAAGGTATTAAGCACAGAGATGCCAGAACGCAATTTCGATTATCTGCTTAATCAGCGCGGCATGTTCAGTTATACCGGTTTAAGTGCCTCTCAGGTTGACCGACTACGTGAAGAATTTGGTGTCTATCTCATCGCCAGCGGTCGCATGTGTGTCGCCGGGTTAAATACGGCAAATGTACAACGTGTGGCAAAGGCGTTTGCTGCGGTGATGTAATGCAGGAAAGCAGGCTGGAGTTACCCAGCCTGCAGTGAAATTAAACTGTCGTCGCTTTCACTATTTCTTTGTAGATGATTTTTTTGATGCCGTTGTTCTACGTGAGAGATAATAAAACGTTGTCAGTTCTTTTATTGTTAAGTTTATCCCAATTATCTGGAATTCCTTTCCCTATTTTTTCGTGTGGAGTAATAATTTCTGCACATCTAACCATTATTAAATTTAATAATAAGTATCGGGTTTGTTACGATAGAATATTTCTATATCCTCAAGAATATGCTTTGCCTTATTACCTGTGACTTTCTGAGATTCAATTATAGTATCGTTAAATTCTAATGTTAAAGAGAGCTATTTTTTCCGCTTTGTGTAAGTTTAACCTTATATTGATTACCAATATCAAATAAAAAGGTCCTGTAATGAGAATAATCACCTTTAACCTCCTCGGCAAAACAGCAAAGCGTGCAAGGTGATGCTGCCAACTTACTGATTTAGTGTATGATGGTGTTTTTGAGGTGCTCCAGTGGCTTCTGTTTCTATCAGCTGTCCCTCCTGTTCAGCTACTGACGGGGTGGTGCGTAACGGCAAAAGCACCGCCGGACATCAGCGCTATCTCTGCTCTCACTGCCGTAAAACATGGCAACTGCAGTTCACTTACACCGCTTCTCAACCCGGTACGCACCAGAAAATCATTGATATGGCCATGAATGGCGTTGGATGCCGGGCAACTGCCCGCATTATGGGCGTTGGCCTCAACACGATTTTACGTCACTTAAAAAACTCAGGCCGCAGTCGGTAACCTCGCGCATACAGCCGGGCAGTGACGTCATCGTCTGCGCGGAAATGGACGAACAGTGGGGCTATGTCGGGGCTAAATCGCGCCAGCGCTGGCTGTTTTACGCGTATGACAGGCTCCGGA